TCATTGTTAACACTATCTCAAGTGGCAATGATGATGTGAGCGTGAGCTTCTGTATCTTTGTCATAACTGTTACCTCCATTGTTATGTTGATGACCAAGTTACTTACTAAATCTTGTTATTATAGATTATATATATAAGGTTATCGAGTGATGTCTTTAATCCCTCAGTCCCCCACCAATAAAGGCAGGGAACCAAGGTAAACATTCAATCAACTGACCTCAAGACCCAGTTCTTCATCAGTAAATGTAAAGATGTCAGCCTTTGTGAAGGTGGCATCATCATTCATTACGACCAGCCTCTGGGCTTCGAGGGCTTTAGATTTGAGAGTGGCTTCATCCATAGGGATAAAGCTTTTAGATGATGTACTCCATTTAACTGAGTAGGTACCATCTTCAAGTGCTGCCACATAGACATCTGTGACACGGTCTCCATCACCGAAGTTGTGCATTATAATCATTAGATTTACTCCTTTCAAAAGTAAATAGGTTTGTCGCTGGAATCAAATCCAACTAAAAGATGAATTTCCATAATCCATCTTTTTTGTATTGAAGTCAAATATGGTTATACATCAAAATCCTATAATTTTTGTAAGATTCACTTGGTCATTTCATATATTGTGTCATAAATTCTATTGTACTATATATACTGTACTATATATTATATGGGCCTATGGGCTTTATGGTAGAGCATATAGCTTTAAGGGGGAGGTTGTAGGGGGGAGGTTATAGGAGGGGGGAGTAAATGCCTTGATTCGTATGTCTTTTTATATTAATATTCGTCACCATGGTAGATGTCATAGATTCATTAATCGACCTTAGTGAGGAAGATATTGAGAAAGCTCTGAAGCAGATATCAAATAATCCTGACGAAGATACGATCCCTATAGAAATAGACGGTGTTATCTATGATATACCATTGCCAGTACAATATTTAATTGATAATTTAGCTTTACAAATAAAAGAGCTGTCAAGTTATGATGGTGTGGTGATGCCGAACTAGATATTATGGAATATCGAAAAATAAAGGGAGTTAAGCATTGCGTATATGACCATATAAGTGATTTTTATAATGACCACCCGAATGAGACTCCTCTAAAAAACTGGCGTGAATCTAAAGAAGGTGACTGGGTATGGAGCGACGACAGTCGTATTGTCCAAATACTCAAATCAGCACCTATAAAACACCCCAATGACAGAAGAAACTACAAATATTGTAAAAATTATGTGCGCACTGTTGTTGGTTCGTTTCTATGTCTTCCTAAAACGTATATGGATACTGATTTTTCCGGGCACAAAAATAGGTACACGTTCTCAAAATCCATTAAAGATACAAGAAAACAGGTTTATAAACGGAAGTCACCAACAAAAAAAGAAAAGATATTTGCGACTAATATTGCAGTTGGTCTGGGGGCGGTTAAAAGCTATATGGATGCGTTCAGTGAGACTAGTTCGTATAAAGCTCAAAAGAAAGCGGCAATCCTTTTAAGTCAGGAGAGAGTTATGAAAGAAGTCGAAAAGTCAGTAATTGATGTAGCAAAAACTATGGGCATTGACCATGAGTATGTGCTCGAGAAGTTTAAATGTCTAGCAGACAGTTCTCCTGAAGATCATATTGTATTAAATGCTACAAAAGAGTTAGGTAAAGCTATAGGTACTATAGGTACGACTACCATAAAACAGAAAGAACAAGGTATCATAGGTCTGTTCAGTGGCTTTGAACCAGATCAATTAGTAGCTGCTGAAAGGCCGAAAGAGATAGAGGAAATTAATATAAAAGAAGGAGAATGATATGGTTTGCTGTCCTTATTGTGGAAGCACATACGGTAGAAAGAAAGGTATTAGAAATGATTACCAAAGGTATGAATGCTATAGTTGTCGTAAGTTTTTTCAGAAGCCTCTTGAGTATGAAGAAAGTGAGCTTCCTAAAATATTATTATTTGATGTAGAAACTAGTTTATATCATTTTGTTGGTTGGGGGACTTATAAACAATATATTCAGCATTATCAAATAACACAGCATCAGTACATAATAAGCTGGGCTGCTAAGTGGTTGTATGATGATGATGTTCAGTCTGATGTTGTTACTCCAGAAGAATCTAAAAATAGAGACGACAAGAGAGTTGTTAAGTCAATTTATAAACTATTAGATGAGGCAGATATAGTCATTGGACATAACGGAGATAGGTTCGACCTTAGAAAACTCCGTTGGCGATTTATTTCACATGACATGCCCCCACCAAGTCCTTTTAAGATTATTGACACTTTAAAGGTTGCGCGGAGAGAATTTTTTGCACCATCATATAAACAAGACTTCTTAACAAAATATTTTCAGTTGGAAAATAAGCTATCAACAGATTTTCAGTTATGGATTGATTGTGAAAATGGAAATCAAGATAGATTAAATGAGATGGTTGAATATAATAAGCACGATGTGATGGGTTTAGAGGAGTTATATTTAAAGATAAGGCCGTATATTCATAATCATCCTAATCTTGGAGTTTTGATGGATGATGATATATGCCCTAGTTGTGGGAGTAAAAACTTGAAAGAGACTAGCGCTGTGTACTTAACTTCGGCTAATAAGTTTCCTGTTTATAGGTGCGAGAGATGTGGGACTCCTTATATTAGAGGGAAAAGAAACATTGGTGATTATAAAACTCAGATAAGAAGTGTGTCTTCATGAGTCTGTATCAGAGTAGTAGAGATTTAAAAAAGAAAAAGAGGAAAATAAAAAAGACAAGACAAGGTTCAGGCAGAGGGACTAAAAAGAAGTATAGACAGTACAGAGGTCAAGGAGGCAGGAAAAGATAATGGACTATGGAGGAAGGTATTTAGTATTTTGGAAAAAGATGAAAGTGGATGGAACTGATGCATTAATGAGGGCTTTTGACACAACAATAGAAGCGAAATCATATATTCAAGGTTGTATAGACTCTGTTGTAACTTTCACTAAAGGTGCGAATGAGTCTAAATTAAAAAAAGAGTTTGAGATAAGAGATATAAATAATGAACGTAAATAGTCAATCTATGTCAGATGCTGAGAAAGCATTAATGCTAGCGAGCAAAGATTTGATATCGTTTGGTAAACTATTTCTCCCTGAAGACTTTAATCGTAGTGAGACTCCTTTCTTTCATTATGAGATAGCTGATGTTATAGATAATAAAGAGGTTAAACAGACGGCTATTATTATCCCAAGAGGGCATGGAAAGACTGTGTTAACTAAAGCTTCTATATTAAAAGATTTTCTGTTTTGTCCTAAAGATGATTTTCTATTTTATGCTTGGGTGTCAGCTACTCAAAAGCTATCAGTAGGAAATATGGATTATATTAAACATCACCTTGACTATAATGAAAGAATAAAGTACTATTTTGGAGCCACAAGAGGGAATAAGTGGACAGAAGAAGACATAGAGCTTCAAAATGGTTGTAAACTTATAAGCAAGTCTAATGTGGCTGGTATTCGTGGGGGAGCGAAACTTCATAAGAGATATGACTTGATAGTGTTAGATGATTTTGAACATGAGGCAAATACAATTACGAGGGAAGCACGTGATAAAAATGCGAATCTTGTCACTGCCGTTGTTTATCCTGCTCTCGAGCCTCATACTGGTAGGCTCCGTGTTAATGGCACTCCCGTACATTATGATTCCTTTATTAACAATTTGCTTACTCAGCATGCGAAAGCTACTAAAGATGGGAAGGAATTTGCCTGGAATGTAATTACATATAAAGCACTGCAATCAGATGGAACACCTCTCTGGGCATCATTCTTTCCCAGTAAAAAGTTAAAGGAGAAGAAAAAGTTTTATGCTGACTCTGGTCAGCCTCAGAAGTTCTATCAAGAGTATATGATGGAAGTGATGAGTGAAGAAGATGCTGTATGGACAAGAAAACATATAAGATATTGGGAAGGTTATTATAAAAATGAAGATGATATTAATTATATAGTTATTGATAGTGGACTTGATACCCAAGAAGTCCCAGTCAATATTTTCATCGGTTGTGATCCTGCCACAGATATTGATACAAAGCATGCTGACTTTAGCGTTATTATGGTTGTCGCTATTGATGTTAATAATAATTGCTATGTACTTGAGTATGAAAGGCATAGGTCTATTCCGACTATTGGGTCAAAAGACCCGAGTAACGGGGCTATTATTGGTCGTAGTGGAGTGGTTGATTACATTATTTCTTTGTACGGTAAGTATAATTGTGTTTCTGCAACTGTTGAAGATGTTGCTATGAACAGAAGTATATTTCAGGCTATGAATGATGAAAGACGTAGACTAAATAGGTTCGATATATCAGTTATTCCTGAGAAACCAGGTGGCCAAAACAAGAGAAATCGCATATATTCAGGTCTTTCAGGTCGTTTTAGTATGGGAACAGTCTTTTTACGAACAAATATGTTTGATTTAATCAATGAAATCATTACATTCGGCCCCAAAATGTCTCATGATGACACAATTGAATCACTTTATTATTCAACAGTACACGCTTTTCCTCCAAATATGAAACAAAATGATGATAAAAGGAAGTGGTATAAACCAAAGCGTAAAGCTAAAAGCTGGATTACAGCATAATGCCAAACGGAAATAACAGCCCAAGAACATTTACATCATATCCTGGGTCTTCTTTTTCTACAAGTCCTAGTTTAGAGATGAGAGCTTTAGCTCAGAGTAGGGCTTTAGATGGTGGATATCAAAAAACAAGTTCGATGTGGAGTCAGGTGACTAGGAATAGGTACCCATCTGGTAAAATGAAAGTTGTTGGATCATCATCTTCAAAGAAAGACCCTGGATTGCAAAGTGATTTAGATTATATGCAGTCTATATATGATGTTTTAGGTATGCAGTTTTCTGGTAGTGGTCGAGAATCTTTTAAAGCTAATCCATTTACTAAAGGTAGTTTTGCATTTCCCATAGGGAAAGCTACGATTAGTGGTGACTATGAAAGAAGGAGGTCAGGCCACGGATTTCGTAATTATGATTGGAATGTTGGAATATCTGTTCCTCTTGATTTTAAGTTTGGCAAAAGGAGATAATATATGCCATCTGGAATAAATTATAAGGCTATAAGGTCATATATTCAAAAAGGAGGATTTGAAGGGCCATCTCATCATTTTGGGAAAGTACCTTCAGACAAAGAAGGAAACGTAATAGGAAAAAGTGGAGTTACAATAGGTGTTGGTTTTGATTTAGGACAACATAATGAACAAGATTTAATTAATATGGAATTTAGTAAGGGTATGAGAGATAAATTAGGACCCTATCTTGGAAAAAAAGGCCAAGAAGCTAAAGATTTTAAAGAAAAAAATCCTCTTATTTTGGGTGCGGATAGTCAAGATTATTTAGAAGTGATTATGAGACCAACTAAATACTATACTGATATATTGGCTTCAAAATATGATGAAGCTACTGGGGTTGCTGGAGATTTTGAAAGTCTTGATCCTGCAATACAGGGAACTTTATTTAGTGTTACGTATCAAATGGGAATGAGTAATCCTGCTAGGGACACTCCTAAGTTTTGGAAACATGCTACTAGTAAAAATTGGAAAGGTTTAGTGAGTGAATTAGAAACAGGAGATTGGGGAAAGAACAAAGAAGGGACAAGAGAGGGTCTTGATTATATTTACAATAGAAGAAAGCGTGAAGCATCTATGTTAAGAAGCTCTGGAGCTCTTATTGGACAATCTGTTATTGACCAAGATGGCCCGAATATAGGAGGAGTTTATAAATAATGCCTAGATTAAGCAATAAGAAGAAAGCTGAATCAGTTAGAGAACTGTGGCAGAAAGCTGCATCTAATGAAAGG